GCTCAAAGCCAAGACCTGGTACATTTAAAGAAAACTTTAGAACATGTATCTAACAAGGCCAACTGGCGTATAGTTGAGCTAGCCAATGGATTCTACCAATGCGAGCATAAGCCGCTAAATGGCGACGAGGATGCTAAATGGGTAGATACCACCCGTAGGGAAACCATAGAGGGCGCAGAGCGTGCAATCGATGCTTCTATAGATCATTATAAAAAGAAGCTCCGTGCATTTGAAGGCCCTAAAGTAGTAAAAACATTTTAAAAATTAATTATGGCACCATTGAAAAGATCTACGCCTTTTATGAAAAAGGATCGTTGTTATTATAAAGTAAAGCGTACGTATAAGGTATTCCCTTCTGCGTATGCTTCTGGTGCTATTGCGAAATGCAGAAAAAAAAGTGCTAGGGGATGAACATGCCTAAAAACGGAGTAGCAAAGGAAATTCGCCATTATATTGGTAGTTTATTTATTTTCTTATTTGTAATTGCAGTAATCGTCGCGCTTATACAATACCCTGTATTGGACGGCAACAAAGAAGTAGTTATGATGCTCATCGGTACTATATCCGCATCTATAGGAATAGTAGTATCCACAATCACTGGATCCAAGCCAGATGACATTAACGCGCTCAAAGCGGACATCGAAAGAAAGCAGCTTTCAATTGACCATCTAACAAAATCAAAAGATGACCTAGAAAAAATGGTTATCGATCTCCAAAGAGAGATGTTAAAGAATCAAGATGACATTATGGATAAAGTTATCTTAAGAGCTGCTCTTGACTATGACGATAGAGCTGCAGCCAAAGACTTACTAAAAGAATAAAATGCCAGTAAGAAAAACGAAGAAAGGAGCAAACCTTAAACGTTGGTTTAAAGAAAAGTGGACCGATGAAAAAGGCAACCCTTGTGGTTCTGCAAAACGGAAGGGCGTAAAGAAATGCAGACCTTCCAGACGTATATCTGGTAAAACAGTTAAAACCTGGGGTGAGATGTCTGCATCTGAAAAACGTAAAGCGGTAGCTGAAAAGAAACGTGTAGGTATGGGTAAGCGTACGTCTCAAATAAGAAGAAAGAAAACAAAACGTAAAAAAAAGTAATCATGGGAATGAAAGGACCAAAAGCGTATCCTAACGCTATCAAAGCAATTTTAGGAAGAAAAGAAAAAGGTGTAAAAACCAGCCGTAAAGGTATGGGTACAACTCCATATAAACAATTAATGACTCCAAAACCAAAATCATACTAAGATGCCTGGAAAAGATAGATCACCCGACGAAGTTTTCTCACAATCTATGGAAGCTAGGTTAACAGGTGGCTTTCCTCGTGCTACGCCTAGATATAATGACGCAGCTAAGTCGGGATTATTTAAAGTTATACCTGAGGATTCAAATGTTAACGATTTTCCTGCGGATGTACAAAAAAACATGGGCTTTACAGAAGATGCAAAAGGTAATCCAATTAGGCGCCATATGAAATTTTGCGGAGGTGGATCTAAACCTTATAAAAAGAAGTAATGCCTCAAAAATTAAGTCCTAAGGCTAGGAAAGCAAAACTAGCCCGTGACCTTAAAGCAGCTAAAACCCCTCGCCGTACAAGGATGAAAGCGGAGAACCAAAGAAAAAGAAGGGCTGCTATAAAAAGAGGTAGAATAATAGTAGGACTTGATTACGACCATACTGCTAAAAAATTTGTTTCTATTAAAAAGAACAGGGGCGGCTATGGTAAAGGAACTAAGAAAAATAACACAAAATGAGTAAAACTTTTATGCACAAGCATGCGACTTGCACTTGTGGTATGAGTCCTCTTACTAGACGTAAATCTAATGCACCTTCAAGGAGGAAGTCATTAGGCTATTACGGTAAAGTAAAAAAGGGCAAAGGCTCCGGTAAATCAGCCGGGGGCGGTATGACCGCAAAAGGCGTTGCTAAATATAGAAGAGATAACCCAGGCTCTAAATTAAAGACTGCGGTTACAACACCTCCTTCTAAATTAAAAAGAGGTAGTAAAGCTTGGAAAAGAAGAAAATCTTTTTGTGCTAGATCTCGTAGCTGGAAATCTGAAAGGGGGAAAGCTGCAAGACGTAAATGGAATTGCTAAAATAAATAATTAAATTAAATCTAATCGAATGGCTGTACAATTTGGTAGTCCAAATATTGTAAAAAATTTAAGCTTTGGCAAAGATGCTAAAGATAAACTTATTAGAGGCATAGACAAACTATCAGAAGCAGTAGCTACAACGCTAGGTGCTTCCGGTAGAACAGTCGTGCTAGAAGATGACTTTGGTAACCCCCACGTAACTAAAGATGGGGTTACAGTTGCTAACTATATAAATCTAGATGATCCTATAGAAAACCTTGGTGTAAATATGCTAAGGCAGGCATCTAGACAAACAGCAACTAAAGCGGGCGACGGTACTACTACTTCTACTGTACTGGCCCAGAGTATTATTAAAAATTATTTTGAATTAAAGGGAGATGAGCATTCATTCCGTGATATAAGGAACGGTATGAATAAATTTGTAAAACATGTCGTGAATTTCCTAGATAAGAAAGCTTTGCCTGTAGATAATAAAAGACTGAACCAAGTGTCGACTATATCGTGTAATAATGACGAGTCACTTGGCAATTTTATTGCCCAGGCTTTTGAAGCGGCTGGCGACAATGGTGTCGTAACAATGGAGTCATCTCCAACTAATGAAACGTATATTGAAACTGTAGACGGTACTCATATTAAGTCTATAAGTAAAAGTATACATTTTTATACCAATAAAGAGAAGGAAGTCTCGGAGTTAGAAAAGCCATTAATATTTTTATGTGCTTCTGAAATTAAAAACATCCGACGAATTCAAACGCTATTGGAGTATGCGATTAAGCAAAACAAATCGCTACTGCTCATTGCCCCGTGCGACAACCAGATCATTTCTGCTTTAGCAATGAATCACGTAAAGGGCAATATACGTTGCAATATTATCGATCCCCCGTCTTTCGGTTTAAAACGAAAAGACATACTGGATGATATTGCCCTTCTTACGGGTGCTACTGTATTAGATGAAAATTTAGGAGATTCGCTTGACAATATCACCCCTGAAGTGCTTGGATCAGCCAAAAAGGCTATCATAGATACAGATGGTACTACTATAGCAATAGAAGAAACATCTGAAGAAGTAGACAAACGGGTCAAATACCTAGAAGAACAATTAGCAGACGAAAAACACCACGTAATGCGCCCGCACTTAGAAAGCAGGTTAGCGATATTAAACGGAGGTGTCTCTATAGTTTATGTAGGGGGCGATACCGAAGTAGAAGTTTCAGAAAAGAAAGATCGCGTTGATGACGCAATACACGCTGTTCGAGCTGCTAAAAAAGAAGGCATACTACCCGGTGGTGGTACAGCCTTATTATTTGCGGCTGTTTGCGATTGGCAAGAAACATTAAATGCTGGTGAGTATTCTGGATTTGAAATATTAAAAGCGGCACTAGCTTCACCTTATATAAGAATACTTTCAAATGCAGGGTTTAAACCCGAAGATATAAAAGTTTCTAAATGGGGTAGAGGTGTAGATGTAACAAAAGGGGTTAATGTTGATATGATTAAAAAGGGTATAATAGATCCTTTACTTGTTACAAAATCAGCACTTGTTAATGCTGTTTCTGTTGCTACAACTATATTGTCAACCGATTGTGTAATTTCAAACATCAGGGATTATGAAGGCAATAGGTAAGTATATAATTATAGAAGAACTAAAAGAAGATATAAAAAAGACCGAAGGAGGTCTTATGCTTGCGGAAAGCCATAGAGAAGATATACGTTACAGAAAAGGTAGAGTTACGTCTACAGGTACTAATGTAAATGGTATTGAAGAAGGTGATTATATATGGTATGACAGACATGCAGGCAATAATTTAGAAATAGACAATACTATTTTTAAAGTTATAGAAGAAAGAGATGTAATTATAGTTTTATAATGAATCGCGAAGATTTTGTAGAAAGAGGAGAAGTTAAAGTTGATTTTCTTAAATACTATAGGCTTGTTTCAAGATGGGCTTGTAAAGAAAACAATATATCAATTTCAGACCTAGAATTACTATTTTATTTAGATCCTATTAAATACTTTACAATACAAGATTTTAAAGACGGTACGTTTTATTATAACTGGGATAAAATGCGGTTTTATAGATTACAATCGCAAGAGTGGTTAACTAAGGTACATAAGGGCAATGGAAGGCTCGGCGACCACAATAAGTATACAGTTAGTTCTAAAGGGCAAAGATTAATAGCTCGTATATATAGAATTTTAATAGGAAAAGAAAAATTACCTGAGTCAGCTCGTAGAAGTAAGATTATGCGAAAAGAAACATATATAGATAAAGTTTATGCTCAGGCAATAAATAAATTTAACAAAAGTAATTTAGATGGCTAGAATATCATCTTATGATCAAGATTCATCGCTAAACGCAGCAGATAAGTTATTAGGCACAGATTCTGCTACGGGCTCTACTAAAAACTTTACAATTGATTCAGTATTGGGCCTTGTAAATGACGGGGGACTAGTACAAGCATTCGATGGGTCTACCTTTCAATTTACAGACTATGTAGCGCCTGGGTCTACCCCTCAAGGTATACTAAACCTCAACGAAGGAACTGCTACAACTACAGCGTTTAGTGCTATAAACCAAATTTTCATAAGTGTTAAAGATACTTCAGGTTTATCTTTAGCGGAGTATTTAGATAATACAGCTAATGATTTTATAAAAATTAGTAAAAAAGATAACCTGAATAACTTTGGTATATTTGAAGTTACTGCAATACAAACCACAGGAAGCGGTCAGTATAGAAAATTAACTGTTACACCAAGAGGCACTAATGGTAATTTAACTGCAGGAGTAAAATATTTTGTTGCAAACTATTCTGCACTTTACGATCAAGACTTTTCAGATGATGCGATTACAGAATTTGGGGATGTAGCAAATACTTTTTTTACCGGCTCTACAGCCTCGCAGCTAACAGCCGCAGGCTCTGGGTCTATTATAACAACAGCAGAAAGAACAAGTCTGACAAACTTTACAAACAATGGTCTTATACACGGAGATGTTGTAAACAACTTAGTTACAAATACAACAGATGCACCGCTTTCCGCAAATCAAGGATTAGTACTAAAAGGTTTAATAGACGGAATAAATACCTTACTTACAAGCGACGACACAAATCTTGACACAATACAAGAGGTTGTTGACTTTATAAAAACCAATAAGAGTACATTAGATAGTTTAGGTATTAGCAATATATCTGGCTTACAAGCAGCCCTTGACGCTAAAGAGCCTTCTGTAACGGGCAAAGGTTTATCAGCAAATGACTTTACAGACGCTTTACTCACTAAATTAAATGGCATCGCAGCAAATGCTGAAGTTAATATAGCTCATGATTATACTACACTATCAAATAAGCCAACTGATGTAACAAATTTAGGAATACATGATGTTACGGAATTACAAGATGTAACAAGCACAGGTTCCGGCGCTATAATCAGTAGTGCAGAAAGAAATTTAATAACGTCTACTCACGCTACTTTTATAGGTTTTTCTACCGCTGAAAGAGCTAAGCTCGCAGGTATTGATGTTAATACAAGTACTAATGTTATAACCGACGGTACTGATAGCATAACAATACCAACAAACACAAATACAACATATGATCTTTCTGTTCATGATAGCGGCGACGACGCAATAATTCGTTTATCTGGAAGTAATTCAACAACAGATAATGTAACCCTTGAAGCAGGTAGTAATATTACACTTACCCCTAATTCAGGTACATTAACTATAGCGGCTAGTTTAACCACAGCTGCTGTAGCAAACGGAAGTACTAGTTTGGTAACAGGTGATCACGTATTTGATTATGCAGACCCTAAGTTTGCAAGAAAAGACCAAGCAGAGGTATTTGCTAATAATGTAACTATAGCAGGTGATTTAATTGTCTCTGGTACTACTACTACAATTAACACTGCTAACCTAACTATTGAGGATAATATAATGATTCTTAATAGTGGGCAAACAGGTACGCCTGCTGCTTCTTTAAGATCAGGTATTGAAATAGAAAGAGGTGATTCAACTAACGTAAAATTACAATTTAACGAAAACACTGATAAATGGGAGTTTACAAATGATGGCTCAACATTTTATCAGTTCCCAATAACTATAGGTGATTTAGCTTCAGCTAAGTTAGAGTTAGATCACGATTTAATAATAGATTCTAAAATAGTAACAAAGCATAGTAATACTGTAAAAACTATGGTTGTTACTGTTGTAACCAAAACTGCAGCACACCCTGCGCATGGTACAGGAAGTACATTAGGATATTCTATAGATGGTATAGAATCGCCTGAGTTAACTTTTGCTGTAGGAAATACTTATAAGTTTGATCAGTCAGATTCAAGTAACGGAACTCATCCATTACTTTTTTATTATAATGAAGACAAAACAGGAGGAACATACTCATCAGGGGTAACTACAAATGGAACTCCAGGTCAAAGTGGTGCGTATACACAAATTATTCCTACAGAATCAACACCAACCTCATTGTATTACCAATGCTCGGCTCACGCTAATATGGGTTGGAAATCTGTATTTAATACAAGAAACCTAACAGGGTTTACTACAGATAATTTAACGGAAGGATCATCTAATTTATATTTTACAAATGCAAGAGCAGATGGCAGAATAGCTGCCGCTTCAATAGATGCATTGTCTGATGTAGATATTACAACAAGTGCTCCGTCTTCAGGGCAAGCTCTTGTGTGGGATGGTAGTAAATTTGAACCAGGCGCAGTTGGTAGTACACTAACTGTTAAAGACGAAAGCACAACTCTTAGTACTTCTGCTACTACATTAAAGTTTGCGGGAACAGGCGTTACAGCTTCTGGAACAGGTGCAGAAAAAACAATCACAATACCAGGCGGAACTTCCGGTATAACAATACAAGAAGAAGGTAGTTCATTATCTACACTAGGTACAACTTTAAACTTTACAGGAGATGCTGTTACGGCCTCTGGAAGTGGTGCTGTTAAAACTATTAATATAGCAGGCAGTGGCGGCAGCGGCGGTACTGTTACTATAGAAAAAAATGTATATACAGGTGATGGTTCAGATGTTACGTTTAATACAACATCGGCTATTGCTAATGAAAACAATGTCCAAGTATATATAGACGGTGTTTATCAATCTAAAGATAATTATACAACAAGCGGTAGTACTGTAACAATGTCTACCGCTCCCGGTAATAGCGCATCTGTAGAGCTTATACACATGGTATCTACTTCAGGAGTTATTGCAAGAGATAGTTTTACTGGTAACGGTTCAACTACGGCATATGTACTTTCTATGAGCATTTCAGATGAAAATGCTACACAAGTATATTTAGACGGTGTATATCAAAGTAAAAATAATTATTCAACTTCTGGCAGTACATTAACGTTCTCCACCGCACCACCGAACGGTACTGCTATAGAGGTTGTTCATATAAAAGCAGTTAATGCTTCGTCTTTAAATCAAAATAATTTTACAGGTAATGGATCTACAACAGCATTTACATTATCACAAAGTATTGACGACGAAGCTAAAACCTTTGTATTTATACAAGGTGTTTATCAAGAAAAATCAACCTATAGTATATCAGGTACAACATTAACTTTTAGTACAGCACCACAAAATGGTTATACTATTGAGGTTATGGCCTTTAGTACTATATCAGTTGGTAATCAAGGCGTAACTTCTCTTAATGGTTTAACTGGAGCAGTAACATTAGGAACGGGAACAGAATGGCAATCAGCTATCAAGACATCTAATTTTACAGCAACCGTGGGTGAAGGCTATTTTGTTGATACCACATCAGGGATTGTAACCGTTAGCCTACCTGCAGGAAGTGTAGGAGATGAAATACATTTTACAGATTACGCAACCACCTTTGATACTAATCAAATTACATTTGATGCTAATGGCAGTCAAAAAATATTAGGGACCACAGATAATCATAAATGTATTACAGAAAGCGCTACTGTAAGGTTAATATATCAAGATGATACTAAAGGCTGGACTGCTGATAATATTATAACAGTAGTGGATTTAGGTATTGATTTTTTAGTTGTCGCAGGTGGGGGTGGCACAGGAACTAATACTTTCTCCGGCGTTTATTACTATCACGGTGGTGGTGGTGGTGGAGGTTTTAGATCTTCAACAGACGGAAGAGGCGGAGGTGAGGATTCTGATACAAAATTACAAATAGTTTTAGCAACTGATTATACCGTAACTGTAGGCGCAGGCGGAGCAGCTGGTGGTTACAACTCAGTAGGAGGCACAGGTGCTGATTCTGTTTTTTCTACTATAACCTCCAAAGGAGGGGGTGGCGGTGCTTCATACGCTGTTAATTCTGGTAACGGTGTAACTGGAGGCTCTGGTGGTGGTGCCAGCGGGGCTGGTAGTAATAACGCAACGGGAGGTGCGCCTTTATTAGCCCCAGGTAATATTTTACACGGATATAGAGGCGGTAATTCAGCCAGTGGGTCTTCAAGTGGGTCTGCTGGTGGTGGTGGTGCAGGAGGCCAAGGGGTCGACCAAACTGGTAACACTACCGGGACAAATGGAGGTCCTGCAAAAGTTGCAACTATTGCAGGTTCTAATGTATATTATGCCGCTGGTGGTGGTGGTGATAGAGGATGGGGTGGAAGTCCTGGTTCTGCTGGTACAAATGCAGCTGGTGGCGCTAATTCTGGAGACGGAAGAACTGGCGGTGGTGGTACAGGTGAGTCCGGCGTAGTAATATTAAAATACCCGACCGCTTTAACAATTACAGTAGGATCTGGTTTAACGAGTTCTACTGCTAATCTAGGAACTACACATAAAGTAACAACATTTACAGCAGGGACTGGAGATATACATTTTGATTAAATTTAACTAATATGGCACATTACGCTTTTTTAAATATGCAAAACGTCGTTACCGAAGTAATAACAGGTAAAGACGAAACAGAGGGCCCTACGAACTGGGAGATACATTATGGCAACATACGCGAACAAGTTTGTAAAAGAACTTCTTATAATACAGTTGCAGGGGAGCATAAACTAGGTGGGACACCATTTAGAAAAAACTATGCAGGTATTGGTTATACTTATGACGTTGCAAGGGATGCTTTTATACCTCCTCAGCCTTATGCTAGTTGGACATTAAACAATGATAAGTGTATATGGGAACCCCCGGTAGAACAGCCATCGGATGGTAAACGATATACATGGAATGAAGACACGAAGTCTTGGGACGAAATAACTTAATATGGCACAAACTAAAGTAAAATATCCAGGATTAATAGACTTTGAAACTACAACTGTTGATTTTTTAGTTATAGCTGGAGGGGGAGGCGGTCCCACCGGACATCAAGCTGGAGGTGGTGGTGCTGGGGGCTACAGAGCATCCTACAATAACGAACCTTCAGGAGGAGGAGCAGGCTCTGAAAGCTCAATTGTTGTAAACAATGACGGTACTAACTACACTGTAACAGTTGGCGCAGGCGGAGCTGGCGGCCCAGCTTTAAATGCTATAACATCAGGTAGTTATCCTGGTAATGGTAGCAATTCGGTATTTGCAACTGTAACTTCTATAGGTGGAGGAGCGGGTGCATCTTATTGGAATGGTACTGGGCAGAATAACGATGGAGATGGTGGCAATAAAGGTAGAGATGGTGGTTCTGGTGGAGGTACTGGATTAAGACAAATGAACGCTTTAGCTGGAGGTAGCGGAACTACAAATCAAGGATATGCCGGAGGCGGTATCAATGGCAGTTATATTTCACCTTATTCAGGAGCTGGTGGTGGCGGAGCTGGTGCTGTAGGAGTAACTACAGGTGCTTCTGGAACACTTGGAAATGGTGGAAATGGAGTAAGTTCTACTATTACAGGTTCTGCTGTAACAAGAGCCGGTGGTGGTGGTGGTGGATGTTACGAGGGAAGCTCTCTAGCCGCTGGGGGAACAGGCGGCGGAGGTGCCGGTGGAAAACTTAATTCATCTACAGCAGCAACAGCGGGTTCTGTAAATACAGGGGGTGGTGCCGGCGGCGAAGGCATTAACAATACAGCTGGCAAAGCAGGTGGGTCAGGTGTTGTAATTTTAAGATACTCTAATACCCGAACAATAACTATAGGATCTGGTCTAACTGGAACAACCGCCACGGTTGGGAGCGACAAAGTTACTACTTTTACTGCAGGGACTGGAACTATACAATTTGATTAATTATGGCAATAACAAAAGTAACAAGCAACGTATTATCAGACGATTCGGTCTCTTATGACAAACTAGGCGTAGAATTTACAGCATCTTCTGCATTGTCTGGAACAGCGATAGATTGGGATGTAGCTCAAGTGTTTACAAAAACACTTAGTGGTGCTACAACATTTACATATACTAATGATGAAATAGGTATGGTAAAAGATCTTGTATTAACTGGTGACTATGCAATTACATGGCCTTCAGGAACTAAAATAATAACAGGTACATATGACGGTTCTGTTGCAAACTTAATACAAGTTGTCAAAACAGCAGCCGGTCAATACTGGTTATCAATTTCAAAAGAAGCAACATAATGATAGCAATAGAAAGATCAGGAACAATACAAACCTTTACTAGACTTCCAAATGAATGGAATGACGATAAAGGGTATCATATAAATTTTAGGAAAATTACAAATAAAGAAGACTACGGTTTTTACGACGTTGTAACCCCCTCTTATGATCCCGTTACGCAATCTCTTTCACAGATTTTTTGGGATGCTGATAATAAAGTATTTACATATACTGTAAACAATACTGATTTTGATGCTACATATACAGTTGAAGTAGAAGATGAAGAAGGCAATAAAACAGAAGAAACAAGGTCTGTATATGATAAAGATAAATTAAAAGCAGATATTATTTCTAGTGTTAAAAGAGATGCTAATAATTTATTATCTCCAACTGATTGGTATGCTAGTAGAAAATCTGAATTAAGCACAGCTATACCTGATTCTGTATTAGCGTCTAGAAAATCTATTAGAGATAAAGTTAATATAATAGAAACACAAGTTAATGCTTTAGACAACGTTGAAAGTATACTAAAATTTACATATACTCTTACTGAATAAATGTTAGGTAAAAAACTTATTAATCCAGGCGCTGTTGCCTGTACTACAGACACTGCCCAAATATTAGATGGAGATACAACGCAATCTACAGCTCTATATAGATTTGAAGACAACGCTAACGACACTGCATCTGGCACTGGTAAATTTGGTAAAGGAGCAAGATTTACATCAGCACTTACTACAAGAGTAGATCTATCATCAAATGCAGCATTTGCTAAATCAAATGATTTTTCTTTATCTATGTGGTTTTACATTGATACAATGGCTTCTGGTGATAATCAAACGATTCTTGCTTATAATACTAGCCTTACTCCTAGGTATTTCATTATGTTTAATAACGGCAATATTGGGAATATTAGATTTTATGGGGGTGGGTCTACTAACCGTTATTCAGCAAATAATTTATTTTCTGCCGGATCATGGTATCATTTAGCTGTATCTAAATCATCTACAGCAGGTCTTGTGGTATATTTAAATGGTACTGCTGTTATAACTCAAACAGGAGAAACTGCTGCTTATACAAACGGAAGTCAAGCTAATAGTAAAAATTGTATAGGTGCTTATTACGCGGCAAATAGTCATCTTTATCAATTTAAAGGTAAAATAGATCAATTTCGAGTATTCAATAAGCCAATAACTCAAGCGGAAGTAAATACTCTTTATACCGAAACATCTTCTACTGTTAATACATTACAAATTTTAGGCGACACAAGCTGTATTGCAACATATACTTTTGAAGGAAACGCAGATGATTTATCTAATAATTATGATGGAACCGCTACATCAGATGTAACATATGATTATAGCGGTACTGCATCTAATGTAACTTATGTTGCAGGCAAGTTTGATAAAGCTGCTGTATTTAACGGGAGTAGTAGTAAGATAGTATTGCCAAACTCATCATTAGGAATAACCGATGCCTCTAATTTCAGCTTCAGTTGTTGGTTTAATACTAATTCATCAACGCAAGACAACCAAGGTATTCTTTGGGCAAACGGAAGTAATACGGGCGTAAGATTTGGTGTAGGTATAAATTCAACAAGTCAGGGTGGAGACACTTCTGTTTATTTTGGAGTAGGTACATCTTCTTTTACTTATATAAATTCAGGTACATCAGCCTTTACTGCAAACACTTGGGTTCACGTTGTTGGTGTAAAATCTTCAACAACAGGAATGAGCCTTTATGTCAATAATGTTTTAAAAGCAACTAATACAGGAGCAACAGGGGCTGCGTCTACAACTTCAACAGGAGACAATAGAATAGGGGGCTATAAAACTACCGCAGAAAGCAGTTGGTTTAATGGTAAAATAGACCAAGTAAGAATATTTGATAAAGCGTTAAGTCCCGGCGAAGTAAATAGTCTTTATAATGAAACTACAACTACTGTAGCACTAACTACTATAAGCAACCCATCTACTATTGCATATTATAAAATGGCTGATGCTTCAGATGAAACTGGCTCTTATAATGGAACAGCTTCAACTGTAAATTTTAATGTTCAAGGTAAATATGGTTTTGCTGCAGAATTTAATGGTAGCAGCAGCTATATGTCTTTTCCAGCCCCTTATTCTCATACCTCAAATGAAGATAATATAACTGTTTCTTGGTGGATGAATGGAGATACTGCTTTTTCAAATGGTAGCTTTTGGGGTATTTTAGGTGGAGAAATAGCTAACTCTTCTGGTAACGCGGGAACTATTAATATAAATGCGTATGGAAAAGGAACTAACCAAGTATATATTTCACTTACAAGAATATGGGGTAATAGTGCAAGATACCACGCATCTAGTTCTACTTCAAGTAGCGATTGGGTTACAATGATACCCGGTCAATGGTATCATAATGTGCTAACTTACGATCCTGCTACAAATTCTTCTAAATACTATGTAGACGGTACTTTAATATATAATATTACATTTACAACATATACAACAAGTGGGAATTATACTAACAGTACTTTAGCTTGGGGAAAATATCGAAATGGAGCGCATTATTTTAATGGTAAAATAGATCAAGCAAGATTTTTTAATAAAGTAATTAGTGCGGATGAAGTTACAAAACTTTATAATGAAATACAATGTGCTGACACTATAACTACCCCTGAGGACTATTTTAATACGGTATTATATACAGGTAATGCAACAGCACGATCTATAGGAGTGGGGTTTCAACCAGATTTTACATGGATAAAAGATAGAACTACAAACTACTCTCATGTATTACTAGATTCCGTTCGTGGAGTTAACTCGGAACTAAATTCTAATGATGACTCTGCAGTGTACACTGAAACTAATGGATTAACTGCTTTTACTTCTACGGGATTTAATTTAGGAAATTTAGAATATAGTTATAATAAAAATAATGATAATTATGTATCTTGGAACTGGAAAGCAAGTAGCTTAATAAATAAATCAGCTTCTTTTAATGGGAGTAGTTCTGTTATAACAATAAATAGTTCTTTTGATTTTAGTTCAAGTTTTTCAATTTCAATGTGGTTCAACGCCGACGCTTTACCCTCTAGTACTTATGTGCCATTGTTTTTTACAGATGGGTATGGAGGGTCTAACTCAGATTATGGAGTTGCTTTATATTTGTACGGTAATACTATAAAGCCCTGGATAGACAGGCAGGCAACATATACTAACATTTTTACCGCAGGAACGTTGTATACAGGCACTTGGTATCATGTAGTACTAAATAGAGACTATAATTCTAAGTGGGAATTATTTTTAAATGGTTCTTCGCTGGGCACTTATACAAGCGCTGGTTTAACTGATAACTACACTCCTAGTTCTTTTAGCACAATAGGGAAGCATGCTAATAGCGCTATGTGGTTTGACGGAAGAATAGATCAAACGCGTATTTTTAATAAGGCACTAAGTTCTTCAGAAGTTACAACACTTTACAACGAAACATCTTCTACAATCAACACTCTACAAGTGCTAAGTGATACTAGTTGTATTGCTGCATACCCTTTAGGGATTGATGCTAATGACTTAGACACATCAACACCTCAAAATGGAACTGCAAGTAATGTAGTTTTTGATAATCCAGGGCATTTAACTAGGAATAATAACGGAACAATAGAAAGTACAGTTAGTGCATCACCAGAATCTGGGTTTAGTATTGTTACATATAGCCCTAATAATACAGTTGGTATGTCTATAGGGCATGGTTTGAGTCAGGCCCCTTCTCTCGTAATTACCAAAAGATTAGATACTTCTCAAGATTGGGGAGTTTATACTAATGTATCTACGGGTAATACTACAACTAACTGGCTGTCTTTAAATGATACTGATGCTTATGGGTCTGGTAATTTTATGACTTTAAAATCCACTACTTTAGAACTTCCTGCAACAGGTGCATTTTGGGGTAACGGCGGAAATCAAGTAGCATACTGTTTTGCAAATGTAGACGGTTACCAGCATATAGGGTCTTATGTCGGGACCGCGGGTACCGGACCATTTGTTTATACAGGATTTGAACCCGCTTGGCTCATGATAAAAGAAGTATCAAATACTGGTAATTGGTGTATATATGATAATAAAAGAGATACGGTCAATCCTAATAACGTAGTATTAGCGGCTAATTCAAGTAATGCAGAAAGCTCTTATTCAAGCGGTTATAATGTTAATTTTCACACTAATGGTTTTGAAATTGCCGAAAATACTTCCAATGATTTAAATACATCTGGTAGCACCTACATTTTCATGGCTATAGCTGCTAACCCAGATACTACAGCACCTACTGAAGCTAATAGTTTTAAAACAGCATTATATACAGGAAATAATGGTACTAAATCTATAACAGGTGTTGGCTTTAAACCGGATTTTACTTGGATAAAAGCAAGAACAGACACAAGGTCACACACTTTAATAGATAGCGTTCGAGGTGCTACAAGAATAATACAGTCAGAAAGCACAGCTGCTGAATGGGATGGTTCGTCTTATATAGCATCTTTAGATTCAGATGGTTTTACAGTTAAAAGTAACGCCGCTTTTATTAATAGTTCATCTCAAAATTACGTCTCATGGAATTGGAAAGGCTTAGACCACGATAGAAATTTAGCTGCTATAAATACAGACGGTAGTATCCCAAGTATAGTCAGTGCAAATCCTGCTGCTGGGTTTAGTATTGTTTCGTTGGATAAACCAAATACCAATACCGATACATACGGACACGGATTATCATCTGTACCTGAAATGATAATTTTAAAAAGAACTGCAAGTTCTGATGATTGGCACGTTTATCATAAAGATTTAGGTAATACAGTAAGAATAAGTTTAAATTCAAGTGCTGCAAAAGTAACAGGCACAGGTGTATGGGGATCTACTACACCAACTGCAAGTTTATTTACATTACAAAATCAAACTGGTGGAGCACATATTGCTTATTGTTTTCACAGCGTTGCAGGTTATAGTAAGATAGGAATTTATCAGGGGAACAGCTCTACAACTGGGCCATTAGTTTCTGTTGGCTTTGAGCCAAGTTTTATAATGGTAAAAGGAACCACATCAGGTTATGCAAGCCATTGGGTAATAATAGATTCGATTAGAGATACTGATACAGTAAAAGATAAAAGAGTATTGGCAAACTTAACTAATGCAGAATCAGATGATGCTAACTGGGCGGTTGAATTTAATTCTGACGGCTTTCAACCAAAATCTACTTTTTCTGGTTTTAATCATTCATCAGGTACTTATTTATATATGGCATTTAAATAAAATTAAATATGGCAAAAAAACGTTTTAAAGATACCGGCGTTGGGAAATTCTTATTAGAAAAAATTCCTAACGTCGTTGGCGCAATAGCAGGCGATACACCTGTAGGTTCTGTAATACAAGCTATTATAGGTGGCTCTGATATGTCAGAAGGAGATAAAAAAATTGCACTTAAAAAATTAGATATTGAAAGAGCTGAAATAGATGGCACAACAAGACGCTGGGTTGCAGATGCAACTTCGGGTTCATGGCTTGCGGCAAATGTTCGTCCTTTAACTTTAGTTTTTTTAACGGTAAGTTACGTAGCCGGCTGGTATATGGGCTACCCTTTAGATTCAATAACTGGTCTTCTTACTATTGTAATTGGCGGTTATTTCGGATCGCGTGGAGTTGAAAAAGTATTTGGAAATAGCAAACATCAAAAATGAACGACTTAAAAATTTATGGCATAAACGTCGGAGCAGTGGCATTCTCAGTAATGCCCAACATTAACCCCATGTTGCAAACTGTAGTATTAATAATGACAATACTGTATACAGGGATGAATATTTATATAAAATTAAAAGATAGAAATAAAAAATGAAATACTTTAGTGAATCTGAATTTAATAAATTTGAAATGATGGATGAAAAACTTCTTGAAATGCTTGACAAGCTAAGAGAAGTATATGGTAATCCTATAAAGTTAACATCAACATATAGAAGCCCAGATCATCCTATTGAAGCAGCTAAAAAACAACCTGGTGAGCATGCTTATGGAGCTGCTGTAGATATAGAAAGCGTAGGCGGTAGTAAAACATTTAGATTGGTTAAAGCTGCTATGGAAGTTGGTTTTACTAGAATAGGTGTTAGTCGTAAAAAAGGTTTTATACATTTAGGTATAGGTTATCCGGATGCGCCTGATACAACTTTATGGACATACTAAAATAAATTGAATGAAATTAATTAGAAAAATATCAATTGGTCAAGACTATAAAAATGAAGCAATGCATTATTCGGTTGGTCAAGAAGTTTACGGTGGGCACACAATATGCGATATTATAGAAAAAACAGAAGGCTACTCAATTTATATTGAAAAAGACGGAGCACAGTTACCGTGGAAACAATTTAATAAGAACATGGCTGTTTCAATTGAATACAATTTAGATTATTAATGAGATCTTTATACAATTATATTATATTTACAAAAGAACGTTATAATAATAAAAAAGACTTAGAGGGAAAAGAACTTATACTAAACACTGAAATTACAGAAAGAGATTTTCATTTTGTAAATAGAATTGCAAAAGTAATTAGTGTGCCTATTAATATAAAAACTCCTATACAACCGGGAGATGATGTTATTATTCATCATAATGTTTTTAGAAGATGGTTTGACGTTCGCGGCAATGAAAGAAATTCAGGTTCTTTTATAACAGACAATACATATACAGTTTATCACGATCAAATATTTGGTTACAAACAAAATGGTAAATGGAAATCTTTACCAGATTTTTGTTTTGTAGCGCCTATAGAACAAGATTCTAAATGGAGCGTTTTAAGCGAAAAAGAATTAGTTGGAGAGCTTGTGTATAGCAACAACTATTTAAAGTCCTTAGGTGTATCCGTAGGGGACATAGTTGGCTTTACACCTGCTTCTGAATACGAATTTAATATTGAGGGTAAAAAATTATATAGAATTAAATCAAATGACGTAAATATTAAATATGGACAGACGCAAGAAAATAATTGAAGCGGCTGAAATGGCTTTAATTGAGTTAGATAAAGTAATACGCCAAAAAATTGATTTAGCCGAGCTTGATCCTGAAAAAGCAAAAATTGCAGCACAAGCAAAATGGGCAGCAATAGAAGATTCTTTTAAAATTATAGATAGAATAGAACAAGTAGATAATACTAAAAAAGAAACAGAAAAAGATTCTATTAAATTTTTAGGTGTTGAAAATCGAGTTAAATAATGTATAAACAAATATTATATAATGTAAGCTTAAAGCATCTTAGTTCTAAAAAAGTTAAAAATAATAATAGATACAAAAAATATAAATACGGATATAACGAAGATCTTGATTGTGTTATAATCGGTAAAGATGGAACTATTGGTGAAATATACGAGATTCAAGGTCTTAGAATAGGTTTACCCTTAGCTCCTAAAAAAATAGATGGTAATGAACTTAACAAAAGTTCACAGGTGTTTAGAAGAAGACAAAAACCTTCTTCATTAAAAAAAATAAGATCAGTCCATGAATTTAAAACGTTACCAGAAGATATTAAAGAAGAGTACTACGATTATATTGATGCTGAGTTTAATAGGCGTAATGATGGCTACTGGTTCATGTGCAACGGGTCCCCGTGTTATCTTACAGGATCGCATTATATGTACCTTAACTGGACAAAAATCGATATTGGCGCTCCAGACTTTAGACAATCAAACAAATTATTCTTTTATTTCTGGGAAGCTTGCAAAGCAGACGAAAGATGTTATGGAATGTGCTACCTCAAAAATAGACGGTCTGGGTTTAGCTTCATGGCATCATCAGAAACTGTTAACTTGGCTACAGCATCAAGAGATTCAAGATTTGGTATATTATCCAAATCAGGAGCAGATGCTAAAAAAATGTTTACCGACAAAGTAGTTCCAATATCATCAAACTATCCATTCTTTTTTAAACCAATACAAGATGGAATGGATAAACCTAAAACAGAATTATCTTATAGAGTACCCGCTTCTAAACTTACTAGAAATAGTTTTAAAGTAAAAACTGAAGAATCAGAAGAAGGTTTGGATACTACTATAGACTGGAAAAATACAGGTGATAACTCTTATGACGGTGAAAAGCTAAAACTGTTAGTTCATGATGAGTCTGGTAAATGGGATAAACCTGATAATATTTTAAACAATTGGAGAGTTACAAAAACTTGTTTAAGACTAGGGGCACGAGTTGTTGGTAAATGTTTAATGGGATCAACTTCAAACTCACTTGATAAAGGAGGCGAAAACTTTAAAAAACTTTATGATGACTCAGATCTTACAAAAACAAAGCGAAATCGCAATGGGCAGACTGCTAGTGGATTATATGCTATGTTCATACCTATGGAATGGAATTACGAGGGATTCATCGATAAGTATGGATTTCCTGTCTTCGATACTCCAGAGGAACCTGCTAAAGGAATCGATGGGGGAACTATCTACAATGGAGTTATCGAGCATTGGGAGAATGAAGCAGATGGACTTAAAAACAATCCTGACGCTTTAAACGAATTTTATAGGCAATTTCCAAAAACAGAGCAGCACGCTTTCAGAGATGAAACAAAAGAGTCTATATTTAATTTAACAAAAATATACGAACAAATAGATTATAATGAAGAGCTAATGCTAAAAGGCTATATAAACAAAGGCTCTTTTCAGTGGAAAAATGGTGTTCAAGATACAACAGTAGAATGGCATCCTAATCCGCATGGTAGATTTAAACTATCTTGGATACCTCCTGTTTCAATGCAAAACGTTATTGAAATAAAAAATGGGATTAAATATCCTGGTAATCCTGACTTTGGTTCTTTTGGTTGTGATAGCTATGATATCAGCGGAACAGTTGATGGAGGTGGATCTAATGGTGCTCTGCATGGTTTAACTTCTTTTAATATGCATGAAGATGTCCCTAGCACACATTTCTTTTTAGAATATGTTGCAAGGCCTCAAACGGCTGAAATATTTTTTGAAGATGTTTTAATGGCAATTGTTTTTTATGGCATGCCTATTTTAGCGGAAAACAATAAACCAAGATTATTATATTATTTAAAAAGAAGAGGGTATAGAGGATACTCTATGAACCGTCCAGATAAATTATTTAATAAGTTATCAATTACAGAAAAAGAATTAGGTGGTATACCTAATAGTTCTGAAGATATAAAGCAGGCACACGCTTCAGCTATAGAGTCCTATATAGAAACATATGTAGGCAGGCTTGAAAGCGGAGATCACGGTAATATGTATCTTCAAAGAACATTACAGGACTGGTCAAAATTCAATATTAATAATAGAACAAAATATGATGCTTCCATTAGCAGTGGCTTAGCAATTATGGCTTGTCAAAGACATTTATATGCACCAAGAAGTGCTAGAGAAAAAAAGAAAATAGATTTTGGATTTTCTAAATATAATAATTCAGGATTAAAAAGTAAAATAATACAATAAAAAATGGCAGAAGCTACAGGACAAATTACCCAATTTCCCAGCCAATCCGTAAGTGACGCGAAAAAAGCTAGCGAAGATTATGGAATGGAAGTGGCTAGAGGTATTCAGAACGAGTGGTTCAGAAAAAACTCTGGAACGGGTAGATTTTTACAAAACCAACGTGAGTATCATAGATTAAAATTATATGCGCGCGGTGAGCAATCTGTTCAAAAATATAAAGATGAATTTTCTGTTAATGGAGATTTATCATATTTGAATTTAGACTGGAAGCCCGTTCCTATAATACCAAAGTTTGTTGACATTGTTGTTAACGGCATGCAAGACAGATTGTTTACTGTTAAAGCATTTGCTCAAGACCCAACTTCTGTTAAAGAAAGAACCAACTTTGTTGAAATGGTAATGGAGGATATGAATACTCAAGATCTAATTTCGACTATAGATGAACAGCTAGGTGTAGATGTTAGAAACGTAAAAGAACAAGATTTACCGTCAAGTCCCGAAGAACTGGAACTTCATATGCAAATTGGTTATAAACCATCAATTGAGTTAGCACATGAACAAGCTATTGATAATGTATTTAAAAGAAATAGTTATCCTGAAATAAAAAAGAGATTAGACTATGACCAAACTGTATTAGGTATTGCTGCTGCTAAACATACTTTTAACAATACAGACGGTATAAAATTAGAATACGTAGATCCTGCTAATTTAATATATTCATATACTGAAGATCCTAACTTTGACGACGTGTATTACTTCGGTGAAGTAAAGCAAGTAAAGTCTAATGAACTAAAAAAACAATTTCCAAATTTTTCTGATGAAGAGTTTGAACAAATAATAAAACAATCGTCTAATTATAATAACTACGATTACGTAAACAATGATTCTAGTGATCAAACAGATAGTAATACTTTAACAGTATTGTATTTTAATTGGAAAACGTGGGAAAATAGTGTTTTTAAAATAAAAGAAACATCAAGCGGTGCAAAAAAAGCAATTAAAAAAGATGATACTTTTAATCCGCCCAAAGACCAAAGATCAAGATTTGAAAAAGTAGCACAAGCAAGAGAAGTAGTTTATGAGGGAGTTATGGTGCTGGGTGCTAATAAACTTCTTAAATGGCAAAAAGCATCTAATATGGTTCGTCCTGATTCTAATGTTAATCAGGTAATGATGAATTATGTAGTAAGTGCACCTAGAATGTATAAAGGTAAAATTGAAAGTTTAGTAGGTAGAATGATAACCTATGCTGATTTAATTCAATTGACTCACTTAAAATTACAACAAGTAATACAAAGAATGACGCCTTCTGGCGTTTATGTTGATGCTGATGGGCTTGCAGAAGTTGATTTAGGTAATGGATCTAATTATAATCCTCAAGAAGCGCTAAATTTATATTTTCAAACAGGATCTATTATAGGTAGATCTATGACTGTTGACGGAGATATGAACAGTGGTAAAGTGCCAATTCAAGAGTTGCCCGGAGGTGGTGGACAACAAAGTCAATTGCTTATACAAGCATATAATTATTATATGCAAATGCTTAGAGATGTAACTGGGTTAAATGAAGCAAGAGATGGCACAGACCCAGATCCTTATGCTTTAGTAGGTGTGCAAAAATTAGCGGCAGCAAACTCTAACACTGCAACAAGACATATATTGCATAGCTCTTTGTATATAACAACTACATTAGCCGAGGCAATATCTATAAGGGTAAAAGATGTTTTAGAATTCCACCCGCAAAGAGATGCAATGATTGGGGGTATTGGCAGGTTTAGCGTTGGTGCTTTAAAAGAAATGAGTACACTTCACCTGCATGACTTTGGCATATTCTTAGAACTAGATCCTGATGAAGATGAAAAACAACTTGTTGAAAACAATATACAAGCAGCATTATCAAGAGATCAAATATTCTTAGAAGATGTTATTGATATAAGACAAATAAAAAATATAAAGTTAGCAAATCAATTATTAAAATATAGAAGAACCAAAAAAGAAGCTACTGATCAAATGAAAGCAGAAAGAAACATTGCTGCTCAATCACAAGCTAATGCACAAGCTGCGCAAGCGGCTGAACTTGCTAAAGCGCAGGCTGAAAATATTAAAGTAGAATCTAAAGGTAAGTTAGCACAATTGCAATCACAATTAGAACTTGCTAAGTTAGAAAAAGAAGCTGCAACTAAAAGAGAACTTATGCAATATGAGTTTGATTTAAATGTTAAGCTAAAAGAAATGGAAATTGACGGTAAAAAACAATTAGATTTACAAAAAGCTCCAACAAACCCGGAGCCTAAAAAAGGGTTTGAGTCTTCTGGCAATGACGTATTAGGCGGAATTGATTTAAGCAGATTTGAACCAAGATAATTTTTACAAACTATTATATATTATTAAATTATGGCAAAGTGGACAGTAAAAGGCACAGTTGATAACGAGCCTAAGTCAAAAAAAGAAACAGAACAAGCGGTTCTTAATAAAGCTGTTGAAAAAGGAGAAATAGATCCTCAATCAGCGGGTAAAGAATCAGATGAAACACCAAAAATTAATTTAGATGCCGTTCAGAAGCAAAGCACAGATGAGGTTCCTGTACGCGACGAACCCGGAACTAGCGAAGAAGTTCAAAAGGAAAACAAAGAAAAGAAAGTTGAAGAACCTACCGGAGAGGATAAACAGGAAGAGTCGCCGATCGAAATTATCAAAGAAGAGAAAATTGAGGAGGGGACTTCGCAGCCTAAAGTCGATACGAACGCGGCTAAAGTAAATGAAATACCGGAGCAAAAAGAAAAAGCTCCCGAACAAAAATTACCAGAAGATATTGATAAACTAGTTAAGTTTATGGATGATACTGGAGGGTCTCTTGAAGATTATGTTAATATGAATAGGGATGTTTCAACATTATCTGACGCAGAATTATTACGTCAATATTATTCACAAGCAAAACCTTGGGACTCAAAAGAAATTTCAGAATACATGGAAGATAATTTTACGTATGATGAAGAAACTGAAGAGCCCAAAGAAATTCGCGCAAAAAAACGCGCATATAAAGAAGAACTTCATAATGCACGTAAGTTTTTTACAAGTCATAAAGAAAAGTATTATACGGATCTTAAGTTAAACCGTCAAAAAGAAATTCCTGAAGATTATGTAACTGCTTATAATGCATATAATGAATATCAACAAGGACAAGAGTCTAGTAAACAACTTAACCAGATTTTTTTAGAAAGAACAGATAACATTTTTAACGACGCTTTTAAAGGTTTTGATTTCCAAGTTGGAGACAATAAATACCGATATAAAGTAAATAATGTTAATGAAACAAAACGAATGCAATCTGATATTTCTAACTTTATCAAACCATTTATGAATGATAAAGGTGAAATTGGCAATGTCGCAGGCTATCATAAAGCCTTATTCGCTGCAAGAAATGCGGATAGAATAGCACAACATTTTTATGAGCAAGGCCGTGCCGATGCTTTAACACAAAATGCTAAAGAAGCTAAAAACATTGATATGAGTCCTCGACAAGAAGGTGTCATAGAAACAAAAGCTGGCCAAAAATTTAAAGTTGTTTCAGGAGATTCTAGTTCAAAACTAAGAATTAAACTTAAACAATAAAAATTTAAAAAATGTCATTAACAACTGGAATAGAACATTTAACCCCTTCGCCTAGCAAAGGGCAATTGTTCCAAGGTAATTATATTACCGATTTTGATTTTACAAAACAATTTTTACCAGACGTATACGAAAAAGAAGCTGAGATTTATGGAAATAGATCTATCGGTTCATTTTTACGTATGGTGTCTGCGGAGATGCCTTCTGCCTCTGATGAAATCAGATGGGTAGAACAAGGTAGATTACATATTAGATACGACAATGTAGCTATTGGTTCTGTTGAAACAGGAGGTACAGCAGGCGTAACACCTTTTACTATAACTTTTGGCACTAATCCTGACGGCGCTTCTGCTGGTACTGCACAAGTACCTGCAATTAGAGTGGGTCAAACGATTATGGTCCAAGGGCAAACTGCTGCTGGTGCAGCTACAGGTCCTGTTTTAAAAGGAGTTGTTACAACTGCGGGTGCCAATTCAAGCTCTACTCAAGGTACTTTTAAAGCTATTTGTTATACTGCTGCTAATTTTACAGGCGTAACCGGTGCAGCTAGTTATAGTAAAGCCACTGTATTAGTATATGGTTCTGAATTTGCAAAAGGAACTGACGGTATGACAGGAGCTATTGACTCTTCATATATGAGTTATACTAATAAGCCTATTATTTTAAAAGACAACTACAACATCAACGGTTCTGACACTGCTCAGATTGGTTGGATTGAAGTTACTTCTGAAAATGGTGCTTCTGGATACTTATGGTATTTGAAGTCTGAGCATGAAACAAGACAAAGATTTGAAGATTACTTAGAAATGTCTATGGTAGAGGCTGTTAAAAAAACAGCATCAACAGCAGGCTTTCCTACAAACGTAACTGGATCTGAAGGTCTATTTGCCGCTTTAGAAGGTAGAGGTAATGTATTTGCGGATCTTTCCTCTGATACAGATCTTTCTGACTTTGATATTATTTTAAAACAATTAGATAAAAACGGTGCGATTGAAGAAAATATGATTTATGGAAATCGTGCATTATCTTTATCTATTGATGATGGATTAGCTTCTAAGAATTCTTATGGGTCTGGAGGTACTTCTTATGGAGTATTTAATAACTCAGAAGAAATGGCTTTAAATTTAGGATTTGCAGGTTTTAGAAGAGGTTCTTATGACTTTTATAAAACTGACTGGAAATACTTAAATGACTTTGCTACTAGAGGCGGATTCGGAGATATTGAAGGTGTTATTATACCGGCAGGTACATCAACTGTATATGATCAAGAATTAGGTCAAAATATTAAAAGACCATTCTTACACATCAGATATAGAGCATCTGAAACTGATGATAGAAAAATGAAAACTTGGATCACTGGTTCTGTAGGTGGAGCTTATACTTCTACTACCGACGAAATGCGAGTTTCTATGCTATCTGAAAGATGTTTGATTACTCAAGGGGCAAACAACTTCTTCTTATTGAAATAGTAATTAATGTAGAGATGGGGTATCTTAGGGTGCCCCAACTTTACTTTTATCTTATTAAATTATATTATGAAAAATTGGGAAATAAAAGACAGAACATACGTTTTAAAAAACGGTATGTCTCCGTTAACATACAAAATAAAAAGTAAAGGTATATTATGGTTCGATGAGGGCAAGCAGCTTAATCGAGAAATAAGATATACTTCAAACCAAAAAAGTTTATTTAGAGACGAACAAGATGATTATGCGAGATTATCGCATATTATTTTTGAAAACGGAGTATTATCCGTACCCCGTACTCAACCATTATTGCAACAGCTTTTATCTGTTTATCATCCACAAAAAAACGACCTATGGGAAGAACTAGATCCTGTACAGGATGCTGTAGATGATTTAGATGCTATAGAATATGAATTAAAAGCAATGAAGCTTGTTCAAGATTTAGATATTGAACATTTAGAAGCAATACTAAGAACTGAGGTTGGTTCAGATGTAACTAGTATGTCTTCAAAAGAAATAAAAAGAGACTGCTATCTGTTTGCTAAGAACGAACCTGAATTATTTATAGAAGTTGCAGAAGATGAAGATATTAAACTTCGTAATTTGGCTAATCGTTGTGTTGAAGCTGGTATAGTAAAATTATCAGAAGATAATACAGTATTTCAGTGGGCAACTAACGGTAAAAAAATAATGACTGTTCCTTTTGATGAACACCCTTATGGAGCGTTCGCACGATTCTTTAAAACAGATGATGGCGTAGACGTTATGAAAGCTATTATGAAAAAGCTTTCGTAAAACACTAGGTTATGATTATTCGTTTAGTCATAACCATCTAAACAAAAATAAAAAAAATGGTAAGTATAGATAATGTTTATAAAACAGTTTTAAATATCCTTAATAAAGAAAACAGAGGTTATATTGTGCCTAGAGAGTTTAATACTTTGGCTCTACAAGCACAAAGTGAAATTTTTGAAGGGTATTTTTCTTCAAGAAACTATGCTATAACTAATGACTCGGATTACTCCGATATTAAAAAAAATATAGAGGAAAAAATTGCTTTGTTTGAAAACGAAGAAACAATAACGCCTACAAGTGGCGGTTTTACTAATCCTGCTGGCAATACTACCACTAGTCATTACGCTTACCCCACTAATTTTTATAGACTAAGTAGCGTTGGAGCAAATAATATATCTGTGCAAGAAGTTACTAATAAAAAATTAAATTATATAAATAGATCGCCGCTTATGAAACCTACAACAAATAATCCTTTATATGTTAGGCATGAAGGCGGTGTAGTAATACACCCTACAAGCGGTATTTCTAGTATATTAATAAATTATGTAAGGAAACCAGCTGACCCTCAGTGGGTTGGAGGTACTACAGCGGGACAGGTAGTTGCTAATACTTCAGCAGCCACTTATAAAGATTTTGAGCTGCATAGTTCTGAATTTCCTGAACTAGTAATTAAAATATTATCGTATGCAGGTGTTATTATAAGAGCAGCAGATATTGCACAAGTTGCAACAGCAAAAGAACAACAAATAATTCAATCTGAAAGATAATGGCAGAAACAAGAAAACTTTATAACGAAAGAGGTTATTATGCTAAACATCAAGGAGATACTGGAAATATACCTTCAGACTTTTTAGGATTAGGATATTATAGAAGAACAAGTTTAGAAGATATTATAAACAACTTTATTGTTGCTTATGTAGGCGAAGAAAAAGCTTTATCAAAAATACCAAGATATGAGGTTGATTTTTGGGCGCAAAGAGGGATGCAAGAATTTAGCTATGATGTATTACATAGTGAAAAAAGCATAGAAGCTGAATTAGGGCCAGCAAAAGCATTTCCTTTGCCACAAGACTACGTGTCTTTAGTTCAGGTTTCTTTTGTAGGAGAAGACGGAATAAAAAAATGTTTATTAGCTAAAAAAAATACAGGTAATCCCGATGCACCCTTACAAGATGGTAATTTTGAATATACATTTGATAGTAATGGTGATTTGCAATTAGCAAGCTTGTCAGATACAATGACGCGCTTCCAGGATGAAAACAATCCTGCTAACACGTCACAAACCGCGGAAGAATATTATTATTCAAATTATAATAATGATAATTTTTCTTATTTTAATAAAAGGTTTGGCGGTAATCCAGAAGATATGAGCGCTACTGGTTATTATGTTTTAAGTGAAAAAGACGGTTTAATTTACTTTGACGGATCTTTTTCAGCTTCTAATACTAATACAGTTGTTATTGATTATATATCTGATGGTATAGCTGATAATGGAAATTTGGCTAATGTATTTATACCTAAGCTAGCAGAGGATGCTTTGTATGCTTACATGTTATATAACTTGGCTAAGGTTCGCCCAGCTGCCGCGCAGCTTGCTGCTTTATATAAAAAAGAAGCTAGTGCTAAGTTAAGAAATGCAAAAATAAGATTAAGTAATTATAACTTAAAAGAGCTTGCTCAAGTATTAAGAGGTAAAGCTAAATGGATTAAACACTAAAATTAAATGGCAGAAAGCAAAAGAACGTTTCAGGCTGCTCGGATGAATAAAGATATTGAAGAAAAAATATTAAAACCGGGTGAATATAGAGACGCACTTAACGTTAGTGTAGATTTTTCAGAAGATGGAAATATTGGCGCTATTGAAAATTTAAAAGGTAATGAACTTTTAGCTGGACAAGATATTTTAGGTTTGAGTTCATCCTCTAATCCTAATGCTAAGGTTATAGGAAGCATTGCACACCCTGAAGAAGAGAAAATATATTTTTTTGTTACAGGCGATAAAATGGACGGTATATTTGAATATGATTTAACAGCATCTTCAAATCAAACAAAACCTATTATATTAGATAGCTCTGTTTTATCTACTACTGTAAATAATACTTTATTATTTTCTGAAATTAATGCAGTTGCTGGAATTGCGCAGGACGGTACAATTTCTGTTGACGCAGATATACAAGTAGAGTCTTTAACGCCTAATTTTAGTGCTAATACAACAGGATCTAATATTACAAGAAAAGTAACGGTTAGAGGCGTTGTACCAAATGAATTTCAAAATGGTGGCGACATGCTAGTAGGAACTGTTTCTGCAACTCAAGCTAGTATAACATCCCCTGAAGTTATAACACTTTAAACTAATTATTAAAAAGTAAATTATGCCTTTAACAATAGGTGAGACTACTGCAACAATATCGGCCTCCTTAACTAACGACAGTGTTAATGTAACGTCAGAAGGTTTTTATTATGGTTACAAAACGGCAAGCAATACCGCTTTAACCTTAAGTGAGTTAATCAATGGTGGTACGGGTATAACTAGATTTACTGTAACAAATTCTAATGTTAGAAATAAATTTATTAAAGATATAACTAGTTTGCCTAGTGGCAAGCTTGTTAGCTATGCTGGATTTGCTGTTAATTCCGTAGGAACGGGCAATGGTAATATAAGAACATTTACAACTAAAACCCCACCGCCTGTTAATAGAATAGATGGAACAGAATATGTTATTGTGCCCACTATACAAGATCAGACTTCTGGTAATGCTACCGACGAACTTTCTCATAGACAAGTAGGGTATGGAAGTTTTTTTAAAACAAGTGGTGACTGTTATTTAACTATAACAGCCCCAGCTAATTCAGGGTTAAGAGCAGATGCAGTAGACCTAAGTACTGTTGATGATAATATGGCAGGATTTTCTTCTACTCCTTCAGGATTAACTTTTACTAAAGCAAACGGGGCTGACGCTAATACTAAAATAGCTTGCGTTTTTGTTAGTAATTTTGCCGCAAATACTAGTTACGAAATAACCGTAGGGGGCAGCGGGAGTCCCTATTCTCTTTCTGGTACAGTATTACCTAAAACAATAAGAATAAATAATGGATCGCCTTCGGGAACTTTTTATACTTCTACTTTAAATTTAAATTTAACAGGAGTGCACGTTGCTAATGCTCACATTAATTCTTATAAATATAACAAAGGCGTAACTTTTGCGCCAACTGCAACATTTATATTAGGGCCAGTGGCCGGAGACGAAATAGTAGACTGTATAATACCTTTAAATAATGCAACTACTGAAATAACTTCAACTTCTGCTTCTGCTTTTGCAAGTTCATTTAATCCAGCAAATATTTCTGTAACAGTTACTGGAAAAACAGAAGGCGTTGATTTTGATTATTATGTTGAAGACACTTCTACAGCAATATTTGGGACCGTACCTGGAATCATATTTAGAGGAAAGCCACAACGGTTAGGGGCAACTCCAACTGTTAATATAACATATACTACGTAATGACTAAAATAATTTTATATCCTGGAAATGAAATAAACTCAAAAACTGTTTTTGAAGCTCCCACTAATATAATAATAGAAACAATAGATAATAAATATAATTTATCTTTAAACTTTAGCAAAGGGGACACTATTAATTCAGGCGAAAATATATATGTAGAAGATAGCATATCTATTGAAAATTTAGAAATAGTAAATAACATTAGACAATCTGATGGATTTGTTACAGTAGAATATACAGAAATATAAATATGGCAAGTAATATATTACAATTTGACCCAACGCGTTTGATTACGGCAATTAACATAGTAGATGATATGTTATTTTATTCAGACGGCGTTACAGAGCCTAAAAAAATTAATATAAAAAAGTTTAGAGGAGGCAATACGACTGGAGAATTTGCAAATGTAAAAGTTGATCATTCTTCTGGCACAACTCATATATATGGAAGACCTTTTGAAGAAAGAGATATAACTGTAATAAAAGATCACGCTGGCATTTCTGCTAAAAAGCTTTCTACGACTGTTATAACAGAAAATTTTGGTATAGGAAGAGACGATTTAACTGTTAATGAAATTACTGTAAAAGAGCTAGAAATAACAAGTGCAGAAACCGGTGTGAAAGAAGAGAACCCTGCTAAAGGGAAAGTAGAATTAAATTTTAATTCTACATCACTAGATTTAGTTGAAATGGAGGGAAAAGCTATTTTTGGAGGCGGCTCCTTAGTAGATGGGGGCTTTATATATTCTCAAACTGACAGTACTTTAGAAGATTTAATAAAAAATCAAGGTGTTACTTCTACTAAAATTACAGGAGATTATGTAATAGATGATGGAAGTGCTAGTTCTATATTTAAAATAGAGGGCGTAGATACAAACTCTCCAAATTATAGATCTTCATTAACTACAGGTAAACTTTGTGCCGTTGCTTTTATAAAGCTAAGAGGGCAAGATGAAATAATATATAGCCCGGTAAAAACAATAAATGTATTTAATCAAGTTGCTTCTTCAACAGCCCCTACGGGTTTAGTTACGCAACCAGAAAAAAAAATAAATCAAACAGATTACGAATTTTCAGCTCGATATTTGAGCAATGGAGGTTCGCCTATAACCAGAGCAGGATTTTATGTAGCCGAAGGAAGACTAAATGATAATGATCCAGCTCCTACTGTACAAGAAATAATTGATAACGGACATAATTTTCCTGCAGAAAATAGAGATCCAAACCAAATATTTATTACAAAATCTCCTAAACCAAATCATTTTTATTATTATGTTCCTTATCTTGAAAATAAGAACGGTATTGTTTACGGTGACGCTTTAACTACTTCAAGCTCTGCAATTCAAAAGTTTAAATCTCAAACAACTTTGCCGTTTACTGTATTTACCACAAGTCCTATTGACCCAGCTAACGCTAATACACTTGTTATTACAGGAAATACCTACGGTAACATTAGAAATAGAAAAATACTTCATCCAAAAGCAGAGGTTACAGAAGTTGGAATTTATTTTAGAAATTCTCCAGATTACATGCTACGTCAAGATGTTATTAAAGGTCCTTTTTCTGACAATTCTCCTACTTTTGGATCAAAAAACGCTTCAGGAACATTTAAAATAACTATTGTAAGCTCTGTAGGATCTTCTGCTAATTTAATGAATCCCAACGCTTTTACAAGTTTTAATTTTGAAAAAGGAGGACAATTTACTTTAGATGTAGCTAGCTATTTACCTGGCAATTTAGCAGAAGGAGAACAGATTGCATGGGCTGCTTATATAAAACATACTGGGTTTGCTGGAAGTAATGAAACAATAGGTGGTCTTAATTTTTATAAAATTCCAGTAAATACTACTGATGATCCAGTGCTCGCAATAACTAGCTCAAAATGGCACACAAAGGCTAATTCAACATCTAATGAAGGAATTAAAGACATAGAAATTAATTATAATTTAGATCTTACTAAATTTGATGATACAAAAACATTAGAAGATATAGGCATTATAGTTTCAAAACCGTTTACTGCACAAGAGATAGCAAATAGTAAAGATGGAAAATGGGATACAGTTGACGAGGTCATAAATTCTTCTAATTCAACTAGTATACAAATTTCTAAAGATAGCCTTACATTTAGCCCTCATGCTGGAAGTAATAACAAGGGCCGATATGCAACTACAAACCCTATAGAAATACCAAGTTTAACTTATGACGAGTTTAACTATATGTCTAATAATAATGTAAAACCTTTAGGCGAAAATTGGTCAGCAGTAGGTTACGTAGTAATTGATATGGGGGGAGTCCTTGGCCTGCAAACACATTATACAGATGTATTTAATATAGACTCAGACGCTTCAAATATTGATGTAAAAGACAAAGTAATTAAAAATATTATAGGAGCTCCAATTGTTCTAAATAAAAATTCATTAGAACAAAGTGTTACAAATATTACAAGCAGTGGCGTTACATTAAACGCGAGTATAAATAATACTGGTAAAGATATAGCCGAAATAGGATTTTATGTAAGCACTGTGAAACCGCCCGCGGCCGCAATTAGTGGTGATGCTATTAGTATTCCAAGATCTTTAGCAGATTCAAGGAATCCTGATTTAGACGCATGGATAGCGGGGGCAACAAAATACGCTTCTACAGATGTAAATACAACTACTGCTAATAATCATATAAATCAATCAACTAATAATTTTTTAGATTTTAAATCTGTTATAACAGGTTTAAACGCTAAAAGTAAATATTATTATGTGCCTTATGTAAAGCCCGTTCAAACAACAAATATCGGAGGAGATGTTTCTTATAATGGGTCTGAAACTTTAAACGATATAATTAATTCTAACCATTATGGGTCTTTACAAAGTTTTGACACTGCACAAAATATTACTAATTTTTTCCAAGCGCCAGCTGTTGTTGTACTCGATGTAGAGCTAATTTCAAAAATTGAAGCTGATGTTGATATAGAATTAACGTTTAGAAGTGATTCTGCAAACACTACAATAACAGATCTTGGCATTTTTGTTAAAAAAGCTTCTTTATTCCCACAGCCTTTTTCTAATCAATCGGGTAATGCTTCTACAATGGCGAGCGCTACTAATAGAATTAGAGTAGATACTTCAGATTATTACGGCGTTAATACAGCTGGAATTAATCTTTCTATGGCGGAAACTATTTCCCATAGAACACACGGTAGAAGAAAAACCACGCATAGAACAGTAAAGAATATAGAACAGGTAGACTATTACGTTTCTGCTTTTGTTGAATATAGTTATAACGGCAATTCTCATACTATTATTTCAGATTATAAATTAATAAATAATTCTATTAATGCTAATATTCCGGTTCCAGAAATTACATATTTTGATATAATTCCTCCAGATACTTCTGGATTTATTTTAAATCCTGTAGCACCGGAAGAACAAGCCTCAGCTAGATCTAAAAATAGAGTTAAAGCAGAGTTTACATATGAAAGAAAGCCTATTCCGCAAATAATTGAATATGGTTTTTATTTTTTAGAAAACTCTAGTTTGTCAAAGCCTAGCTCACCAGACAATTTTTTAACTCAATATAATGATTCTAGCAACGCTTGGAATAAACATAATGTTAAAAATTATTCTCAATTATCCCCAGTTGGCAAAGATAGTTTAGGCACAAGCGGGTCTTATACTAATTATTTACCATTTTTTGAAAATTTTCCTAGTGCCGTTGTAGGAAAAAGATTTTATATATTACCTTATTTTACATATAAATTTGATAATTCAGATCCTATTAAAACACAGCTAGGAGATCAAGTGCAGGAATTTTATATGGAAGATCCAGCACCTGTTGTTGAAGCTATTATAGAAGCGGATAATGATGCAATATATTGGAGCCCTCATGCCCCGCCGGGTGCTTTAGCGGGCATTTTTAAGAATGGATCTCCTGCAGGTGCGTTTGTACATGCCGATGTACGGAGGCGTGCTATTGCTAATTTATATAGACCACCTTTTGTTCAAGTTAATATAACTTCTAATGTTGAGTGGCAATACAGAACAGTATCTACAAATTACGGCCGATCTTTTATAATGGCTGGAACGCAAACTGGAAGTTTTTATGGCGCTGGTGGATATGATAACCGTTTATTATCTACTGACGTTGATGGTGGTGGTGATGTTTACAAGTATGGTGGGAGTGGACCCGATCAGGCTACTTTAACTAGATCATCAAATGCCCTAAGAATATATCCCCCTAGAGCTGCTATTAACACAATAACCGGAGCAGCTGAATGGCCGGGCGGCTTTATAAATGATCAATTGCCTTGGAATGGATCTAAAAGTATTATAGAAGGGGGTTATAACATTTATATTTTACCTGCTTCTATAGATTTAAAAAAGTTTGCACTTTCTACTAACCCAAGAAATTTTGCTAATTTCCCAACCGCGCTCTACGTTACACGAGGTATACTAGAGGCAAATGCTTTGCAAGTAATTGAAGTTAGATACGACACGTCAGGTATTTTAAGCTATCCTAATGATTAACTAATAAAAATATGGCAGAAAAACAAAAGCCTTTTGAAAAAATATTTCCGTACATTAGCTACAGGTATAAATATGATGATGGAGAGTTTTCACCATATGCGCCTTTTACAGAAGTACAGTTTGTTTCAAAAAAACAAGATGAAACTGTATTAAATGATAGATATGAAAAAGGTTTTAATGTTTCTATGGTAAATGATTTAGAAAACATCATAATCAATGACATTCCTAAAGGCAGAGAAGACGTTGTATCTATTGATATTTTGTACACAGAGTCTATTTCAAGCACTGTTTACATATTAAAAACGATAGAAATAGATCCCGATAAAAGAGGTCAAGGTGTTTTAAGTGGTGTAATAATATCTAAAAGAGCTTTTGGTGCTGCTCTTCCAGATGCAGAACTAACTAGACAATTTGATTCTGTTCCAAGGTCTGCTAAATCTCAAGAGTTTACCGCTAATAGAATAATGTATGGTAATTATTTATCTAAATATAATCAAAATAAAAATGATTTAGGTGGTAAAGACTTTGAAATAGCTGTTAGTCTTTCAGGCCAATTAGATCCAGTTTCAGGTCCTTCTGTTAAAACAAATAGGACTTATGACGTAGGAGTATCTTATTTAGATAAATACGGTAGGCAAGGAGGGTTATTAACTAAAGCTACAGGCAAAAATACAGATAATACTTCTTTAATAAAAACAGCTTTTTGTTATAAAAGCAGAATAAAATTAGCTGCGCAAATTGTTAGTGGGCCCCCTAAATGGGCTAGATATTATAAATATTACATTAAAGATGTTTCAAATGATTTTTTTAATTTAACTGCGTTTAATACGTATTTAGATGGAGAGCCTGGCGATACAGAAACAGCTAATGTATATTTGCAATTTGATTCTAAAGATAGAAATAAAGTAACTGAAGATTCTTTTTTAATGCCTAGAAGAGACGGGATGTCTGGCACAGACAGCAAGGGCGTTGTGATAGAAGAACTTTCAAGATTGCCTGTATTAGATATTGAAAATGAAGCACCTGATATTGTTAAAGCGCAGGTAATAGAGCGAAAAGCAATTAAAAAGTTTGTAATTCAAGACGATAATGCTATAAGCGTCTCCGGCTTCGGGACCCCTGATGGTACGACATACACTGATATACTTGTAAATCCAAATGCGGCAAACACTCAAGATATATTTTTAAAGGATCATAGTGGTAATACTTGGGATATTAAGAATACCGTAGTTAACATTAACGCTTATCTTGCATCACAAAGTATAACAGTTAGTTCCGGTTCCGTTACGCTGCAAGGCTTTGATACAAAACAAGGGGATCAAAATGTTCCGCAATTAGCTGACTTAACAGGCGCTAGCGAAAAACTTTGCTTACAACTTGTGCACAATGATCATACTTCAGCTGGTGTAATAGAACAAGACACCAAAAAAGATAAATTTAAAACAAAAAAAATAGTAGTTGATTCTATAGAATACGGTCATCATGGAAGCCATAATGAAAGAAATGTGTTTAAATTTACGCTGTCTAACAGATTAGATGAAAACAATATATTACTTTCGGACAAAGGTATAGATGTTGCTCCTCCCGCATCGCTTGCTATTTCAGGAATTAATGGCTGGTTTTTTAATAATGGTGATGGAACAACAAATGCTAATAGTACTTTTAGAGCCACATACAAAAGCCAACACGCTGATATAGATATTAAGTTTTTTAAATTAGGATTATCTGAAGCAGGCCAAAAAAAATTAAAAGGTTCATTTTTTGTTAAAGTTCCTAGGAAAACGGGCATCGACTCTTTTGATCAGATACCTATAGAACAAACACAATTAGACGAAGAAGGTGATGTTGAAACAATAAGATTTTTAGATTTTGAAACAGAGCCAGGTGATGATTCAAATCTTAATTTATATTGGGAATCGTCAAAAGTTTTTTCTGTAGAAGGTGATCATGGTACTGCTAATATTATTCCCTGGTCTAATTGTATAGCTACAATAGGTGGCACAAATAATAAAACTTATTTAGAATCGGTAAAAATACAAGATAAGTTTAATTCTACCTCTATGGTTAAAGGCATTAGGGTTAATACACCTGAAGCTAACTATGGAGAAGAACGCAGAAAAAACGGTTTAATATTTTCTGGATTATATAACTCTAGAACTGGTGTAAATGAACTAAATAGGTTTAATTTAACAGATGGTATTACAAAAGATCTCGAACCTAACTACGGGGGCATTCAAAAACTTTTTGCGTTAGACACAAATTTATTAGCATTTTGTGAAGATAAAGTATTTAAGATATTAGCAGATAAAGATGCGTTGTTTAATGCAGATGATGGTGTTAATGTAACTGCTACAAATCTAGTCTTAGGACAAGCGATGGGCTTTGGCGGTAACTACGGAATTAGCACCCATCCCGAGTCTTTTGCATATTTTAATAATAATATATTCTTTACAGATGCTAAACGTGGTGCTGTAATGCAATTAACGCCTTCTAACGGACAATTATTTCCTATTAGTAGAAATGGTATGAGTAACTTTTTTAGAGACCGCTTAGGGGCTTTAAATACTTCTAATAAAATCATAGGTATATATAACGGTTATAAGAAAATGTATATATTATCTATACAAGGATATAATCCTAGCCATGCATCTATAGGTACGGAAACAATACCTAATGAAACAACAGAAATTACAGCGGGTTATAGTTTAGCTTCACAAGGCTGGACATCAAGATATAGTTATATACCTGAAACAGGTATAACTCTTAATAATAAATTTTATACTTTTAAAAATGGCAAAGTTTATTTGCATAATTCTAATACAGCTAATAGGAATAACTTTTATGGCACTGCATATAATTCAGAAGTACAAGTAATATTTAACGATAATCCTACAGTTATTTCAGATTGGCTATCTTTAAATTACGAAGGCGGTGAAGGCTGGGAAGCTGTAGAAATAATAGGTGATCAAGATGGAACTTATAATATTACCAACGTTAGATTGCTTGATTCAGAAGAGTCTGGTTTCTTAGGCTGGTTCTTTAAAGAAGGTAAATACCACGGAGCTATTGTTGGTACACAACCGTTATATGCAATACAAGCCGGCCAAGCTAATTCATTAACAGACTTTGTATTACAAGCAACCGGAAGCACTGAAGACATTTCAGGAACTAAAGGGTTTTTTCAAAAAACTAGACTTAGAAATTCATCTACAACAGCAAAAGAATTATTTGCTGTAAGTTCGGAATATTATAT